GATCCAGAACCAACAGTTGGCATGGGCGCTACAACATTGTCATGGACTGATCGTCACGCCGCAACGGTGGTGAAGGTTATTGAGTTGAAGAGCAAAGTGTGGGCATACGAGATCCACATCATTGAAGACAAGCCAACGGTTGTCTCTGGTAGCGCACACGATGGCAGTGCCGTTTACTCCTTCGAGCCAAACCCTACTGGATACCTTGACATCTTTCGTATGGATCGCAAGACAGGCAAATGGGTTCGCGGATACACCAACCAACAGACAGGCAGATTCAAGCAACGCCGTAATGGTGGTTTGATCTTGGGCATGCGCGAACATTATTACGACCCACACTTTTAAATAAATGAGGGGGGTTGACGCCCTCCTCTAATTTCGTGTTAGAATTACTTCACTGCAAAGTTAGCAGGTTTATAAAAGGAAATTACCATGATTACAGTAGACAAATTCAACGTTCGCGTAGTTAACAAGGGCGACAAGTATGGTCGCGACTTCGTCCTCACTCATGAGGAAGACAAGCCTCTAGTGGAGTTCTATGACTCTCGCTATCCACACACGGAGTTTGGTCAGTTCGTCTCACGCTACTACGTGGAGACAATCCTAGGCACCGATAAGTGGGGCAGTGGTGAAGGCGGATTGATTTTGGACGGTGGCAACCGCGACCAATGGACGGTGTCAGAGCGCCACATGGACATCGTGCGCAGTTTCTTGAAGGGAGCAACAGCATGAACTACGGACAACTACGCGAGGTGTGCGTGAACAAATTCAGGGAGTATGACACCAACATGTGTTTGCATGCATTACGTGACTGCCACACAACGTTGCAGTTGAACAATCACCTGCCCACGGACGATCCCTACTACATCAAGTTGTGGGCGGAGATCGACGCTATCCGTGAGCGCCAATTCAAACTTTCAAAGGAGTTAGTATGAATGACAATTTAGAAGAGATGTTGAAACTTCCCCCTAAGGAAGCCAACTGCGAGATCTTCAAGAAAAAGATACTGGTCGAGTTGCACAAAAACATTTTTGCAGTATCAAGATACTACGGTGATCCAGAAGCCGAAAAGTTTTTGGTTGAAATTGCAATGGCAATGTTGATCAACTTGATTGGTGCCAAAACAATGCAAAACAAAGACTTTGATGCAAATCATGTTTTTGACGCATTAAGACAGTCTATTCTGTTTGAATCTGAACTGGCAGTAAAACGAAAGAAAGAAGAGGGAAAGACTACATGGCGACATTAAAAAAACCCGTGGCGAAAGCCGCTTCAAAGAAGCCCGTAAAACGTGAGCAGACGTTCGACATGCCTGTAGAGGTCAGAGACTGGATAGAGCAAGCAGGAAGCCGTCTCAAGAGCCTACAGAGCAAAGTAGATCGCTTGGAGTTGGAGAACAAAGAACTCAAAAGCTACAAGCGCTGGGCAGAGCACAAGATCTTGGGGAGTTCACCAGAATGATCAATCAAGCATTTCCATTTGTGTGGCACAACCCGTTAACAGACAAAGACGAGATCAGTCTTGGCATGACACTGCGAGATTATTTCGCGGCTAAAGCATTGCCAAGCGTTATCAATTATTGGATGCACCCAGATCCAAGCAAAGTTGATTTACCAGAAGTAGCTCTTGCAATTGCTGGAGAGGCATACGATATGGCAGACGCAATGATGAAAGCTCGCAGGTAATGAACGACGACGAGAAGTTCCAAATCTACACGCCCGACACAACATACGTGAAGGGCTGGTACGACATAGAAGAGCTTCAAGAGATCCTAGCCACCATGCGCAGGATAAAACGCGCCAATGAGGAAATAACCAAAGACTGTACACAGAACAAAACTTCAGGTTAAACTAATGCACATATGAATGCGCTGAAACAATTGCGTGAAAGGACATATGTATGGCAACAGAGAAAAGACCAGTAGGTCGTCCAATGGGTAAACTTCATCAGGATGACGTGCGCAAGAAGATCCAAGTTGGTCAATTGATAAAAGTTCTTGAAAATCATGCACTTAGCGATGATGAAAAGGAATTGTCAGCAAGTAAGATCAAAGCAATCCAAATACTGCTGAATAAGTCACTCCCAGACCTAAGCTCAATGCAGTTGACTGGGGATGATGACAAGCCAGTGGTGATGGAGCACAACATCAATGTGTTCGGTGAGCTACTCAAGTCAATCAAGATGCAACGCCAAGCCGAATGAGCGCATTGGATGCAGTACTGGCTGATCCCAGTATCCAGAAGGAATTCGAGAGCCTGCATCCCACTGAGCAGGCGGTGATCAACTGGCAGTTGAACTGGCTGGGTAAGCAAGCGCACAAGCACCAGATCGAGCCGACTGGTGATTGGTGGAATGTATGGCTGATGTTAGCTGGCCGTGGAGCAGGCAAAACACGCGCCAGTGCCGAAACTTTGGCATCATGGGCATGGGAGCAACCTAACACACGATGGCTTGTCTCAGCCCCTACCAGTGGCGACTTGAAGGGTACGTGCTTTGAGGGTGACTCAGGTCTGATCTCCGTGATACCGCCATCGCTGGTAGCGAAGTACAACTCCAGCCTACATGAGATCCACCTGATCAATGGGAGCTTCATCAAGGGCATCCCAGCGTCTGAGCCTGAGCGGTTTCGCGGCCCACAGTTCCACGGTGGCTGGCTGGACGAGCTAGCGGCATGGGAGTACCTGCGCGAGTCATGGGACATGATCCAGTTCGGCATACGACTGGGACAGCGGACTAAGCTCATATGCTCGACTACACCCAAGCCCAAAGAGGTGGTGATGGAGTTGATCGAGCGTGAGGGTGACGACGTGGTGATCACACGCGCCAGCACGTACAGCAACATGAAGAACCTTGCGCCATCGTTCCAGAAGCAGATCCTGCAATACGAAGGCACGAACTTAGGAAGGCAAGAGATCCACGCTGAGATCATTGACCCTGAGGAGGGCGGCATCGTCAAGAGGGACTGGTTCAAGCTATGGCCTGCCAACAAGCCGTTTCCCAAGCTGGAGTACATCATTCAGTCCTATGACTGCGCGACGTCTGACAAGACGCAGAACGACCCTACAGGGTGCATTACGCTGGGTGCATTCAAGCCTATGGACGGTGGGATGTGCGTGATGGTGCTGGACTGCTGGCAAGAGCACCTACAGTACCCTGACCTGCGCCCTAAGGTGATCGACGAGTACGAGACGGTCTACGGTGAGGGACGCGAGAAGAAGCTGGTGGATCTGATTCTGGTGGAAGACAAGTCAGCAGGCATATCCCTGATCCAAGACTTGCAACGAGCGCACCTGCCCGTGCATGCCTATAACCCCGGTCGTGCGGACAAGATCCAGCGCCTAAGCATCGTGGCAAACATCATCAAGGCAGGGCGCGTGTGGGTGCCTGAGAGCACCGTCAAGAAGGGCTACGTGAGGGACTGGGCTGAAGGGATGGTCAGCCAGATCTGCTCATTCCCTGAGACGGTTCATGACGAATTCGTTGACTGCATCTCACAGGGACTGAGGTACATGCGTGATGGCGGCTGGATCAGTATCGATGCACCCCCAAGGGATGAGTTAGATGAAGACGATATTTATGATGCAGATGAGTACAACAAGAAGGCGCAAGGTAAAGTGAATCCGTATGCGGTGTAATCGGATTACACCTTACACGATACTTACAATCAAATCGGCACTGAGTGCAGATTTAAATTGGTAGACTCGATGCGCCAGTGAAGGCATAATCTGTGGACATTTACGAAAGGACTTGATATGTCTCCAATGGAACCAAGGATTCAGCAATTAAGACAACTTGATTTGCTAACAAGAGCGCGTGAAACTGGGCAAACGACGAGTCCTATGGAGGCATTAGCTAGGATGCTTGCGCAGGGTAATATTGATCCGCGTTTACTACAGGGGATGACTACTCCTACTCCTCCGCGTTATGAAGAGCCTGTCCCGCCTCCTCCTCCTCCTCCTCCTCCCCGTTTAGAAGAGTATTACAGCCCGACAACAACGCCGTTCCCGGGTCAAGACACAGCGCCGATGCCTGAACCAAGGTACGAGCAAGATACTACTCCTCCCGCTATTTATCCATTGGACACAATTGCCCCACAAATTCCCCAGATTGGTGGTGTGACGTTAAGCAACGGTCAGTTCATTGCAGGTGTACCTAATGAGCAAGGTGGTGTGAACATTGGTACGCCTGACTTCTTCCAGCAGTATGCAGGTAACCCTGATCTGATGAGAGCATTAAGCGACGCATATGGTTATGACGTGTCACAAGGACAGACTACTCAATCTCCTCAGATCGGATATGCGCAACCAGATGTTCAACCGCAGATCGGCTATGCGCCACAGGTTAATTACAACGAGCCACAAGTAAATCCTCGTACCAATCCTGAGCCGCCAATGCAAGATCCCCGCATCAATCCTGAACCGCCAAGACCATTTGATGTACCTCAATACGATATCGGCAGACGTTTAGGCTAACTAACAGGTGGGATCAGTGAAACCTACGATAGAACAAATGCGCCAAGCACTGGCAAAGGGTGGATCAGCCAAAGAGCCTAAGAGCACCGTCAAGGCGTACAAGATGTTCCGCGCTGACCCGAAGCAACCGGGCAAGCTGTTCCCATTGTTTGTAGACGCAAAGACGCCAGTCCCCATGAACAAGTGGGTGGACGCCAAAGAGGGCGAGATGAAGGACGGCAAGGTCAAATCAAAGATTGGCCCTCTGGCGTACAGACCCGGTTGGCATGCTGGTGATCTACCCATTGCCACACACATTGGTGACAAGGACGACGAACAGAAGGCTGAGATCGCTCGCATCAAGGTATTGCGTGATGCCATGTTGAATGACATTGGCAACGACAAAGAAGGCAAGAAGATTGTCAACAAGATGTATCCATTCCCAAGTTGGGTGAACGCGCCACGTTTGCGTAACCCACGACACATTTGGGCTGAGGTGGATATGCCAAACGACGTTGATTGGCAGTCAGAAGCCACACGGCGCGGATACAACGACGAAGGTAACTTTGTTGCTAACCAAGCCCACATCACAGACCAAATGCCTAAGAACGGTCACTACCGTTATAAGACCAACTCCAACATGACGGGCAATTGGTTAATTGGTGGGAGCATGAAAGTCAACCGCATACTAAAAGACGAAGAGGTACAACGTATTAACGAAGCCGCTGGTGCTTCTGATTTGCCACGTATCAAGCCGATGAAGCAAGAGATGTTTGGCTTTGCTCATGGTGGTAGTGTTGGTGGTGACGAAACGCTCGCACCTGACGAGTGGAAAGCTGAAGAGCATGTGAACTATAAAGCCCAAGGAGGCACTGTGAGTGCATTCGATTACGAGAACCCCAAGCACGTACAGAACGTTGCAAACATTGTTGCCAGACACAGGGACTTCAGCCAGATCCCTGATGCCGCAAAGCATTTGGCAAGCTCTCTGTCGCAGGGTAGCTACAAGTTCATTGAAGATCCGCGCATTCAGAGTGCTATCAAGCAAGCTGGTCACAGTGGCTACTACATCAGCGGCAAAGACGGCAAGCAACAGATTATTCGCAAAGCCGAAGGAGGCGCTGTGTTACCTATCGAACGAATTAAAGCCGAGATGATGGACAAATTTAAAGGGTTGAACACTCTTCAGTCCATTGGAGCTAATGAAGCCCCCAGCATGGGGATTAAAGCGTATGTACCTACCGCTGGTAGCCCTGATGCTGGACGCATGCCTGTGGGCGGTATAGACACGGCTATGGGCAGTTTGCCAGTGGGTGGAGTGGACATGAGCAAGGGTCAGCCGGGTCAGCAACTGATGCCTGCTGGTCAACAACAGGGTATGAATCAAGTTCCCCAAGGCGACAAGATACCCACGATGGATGGGACTGGTATGCCACCCAACCCCAACGCTAACCCCAATCAGATGGGAAGCAACATCCTACAGATGACGCCACAAGGTCAAGCGATTGCGGCTATGAAGCCTCAGGGGTTGAAGGACGGTGGTAGCGCTAAGTCAACAGCCGACATGAAGGCTGAGTTAGCCGCCAAGAAGAGTATCAAAGATGGTACGTCTACCAGAGTCAAGATAGATGCTGAGGGGCCGGGTGGCGTGAAAGGCATCGTCGTCCCACGCCACATGTGGGAAGGCAAGACCTACAAGGGTGAGGGCGGTAAGAAGGTTGAAGGCATGCGCGATGTCAACGAAGCTCGCGCTAGGGTGTACGGATCTGAAAGACGCGATCCACTGAGCAGTGGTCAGATGAATAGCCTGCACAAGAAAATCTTAGCGGAGCACTTCCAAAAACCGTTGCATGAGCAGACGGCGGCTGAAGAAGCGGCGCTAGAAAAACTGCGTGAAGCAAAGCACATTGGTAAGACAGCCAACACTCTGGACAAGAGCGAAAAGCTAGACACAGTCAACCACGAGGAAGATTCCGCAGGACGTAACTACGTTGGCTTTGCGTCTAAGGGTGTAGCAGGTCATTCCCTGTACACGTCTGGTCATGGTGAGAACCAGAAGCACCATGTGATCAATACGTGCGCTGGGCAGACTGTGGGTTGCGGTGGTGGTACAGACAAGAACGGTATCGTGGATACGAGCCGTGGTACGTGCTTCGCCCCTAATGCTGAGTCGCAGTACGTGAACGCCGCTGTCCGACGCGCCAGCCACGAGCAAGCCAAGCACGACCCTGCAATGTCCAAAGACTGGATCTTGGCGCATACGGGTTCATTACGTAACGCCGCTGAGAACGCAGACAAAAAGAACAAGGTTTTGCTGTTCCGTCCTAACGTTGTGGACGAGACTGACGTGACTTCACGCCATGCTATCCGTCACCTGAACGATCAGCGCAAGGCAACAGGCAAGCCTAGCATCGAGGCGAACTCATACGGTAAGACCAATGAGTTGCATGACCCTGAGAATGGTTACCATGTGACGCATTCGAACGTAGGCCCAAAGGTGAAGAAGGGTCAAGAGATCAGCGAGAACATTGCTCGTGATAAAGCTCGTGTACGCAACACGGTGATGGCGGCTGATAACAAGGGTGACTTCAAGAACGAACAGGGCAACAAGACGCCCCCTAAGGGTTCGTACATGGTTACCGACGTCAAGCGTGGTTCTGAGATGTCCAAGAACATGGAAAAGCACATCACCCATGCAAAATACTGGACAACAGGACGTCCAAAGAGCGAGTTAACTCCAGAAGAGATCTCTCAAGGTGAGGAAGGTCACTACGGTGGCAACCACAAGCCTACGACTGAGGACGAAGCCCATTACGGTCACAAGACTGTGAAGGGTTTGCGTTTTGATTACCAGAAGCAACACGTATTGCACCCACGTTTAGTGCAGGTTGGCTTCAATGAAGACGGATCGAAGCACATGATCCCTACGGATTCTCGTTTTAAAGACACTGAGTTTTTGCCAAAAGATCGTTTTAAGAGTAAGAACGGCAAAGACGCTGGTCACATTTTGATGACGACACCTACAGAGTCAACAAGCCACATTGGTCACCAGACATCATTCACACACCATGTGAACGAAAATCATATTGAACACGCTAAAAAGAACAAAGGCGAGTACGAGATTGACAAACCAGAAGATCAATTGAAGGCGTCTGGCAAAGAATACGTTGCTCCTCAAGCAGTTAAGTTTTACGCTGACGGTGGTGAGGTTAACGGACGCCACGCTGGATTGAGCGATGATGACTTCCATGCATTCCCTGAGCAGAACTATGCGGCACAACGCCACATGGCTATGCGTGGTCATGACAAAGATCCAATTGCAAAACATGGTTTGTCGAATCACAAACACAAAGTTACAATAAACAAAGACATGGACACGATGTTGTTAGAACTGACACGCAATAAGAAAGCCAAATGATGGACGAACTTGACCCAACCCAAGATCCCATGATCACTGAGAACGAAGATGGCAGTGCTGACGTAGATCTGCGTGAAGATTTGGCTGACATTCAAGAGATGCCTGATGGATCTGCTGTTGTCACAATGCCAGATGACGGCCCTGAAGAGAATCCAGACTTCTATGCAAACATGGCGGACTCATATGACGAGTACGATATGTCTAAGCTGGCTATGCGTTACAGCGACTTGCTCAAGAAGGACAAGTCAGCGCGTGAGTTGAGAGACAAGCAGTACGAAGAGGGTATCAAGCGCACGGGTATGGGGAATGATGCCCCCGGTGGTGCGACCTTCATGGGTGCATCAAAAGTGGTACACCCTGCAATGGCTGAAGGATGCGTAGACTTTGCCGCCAAAGCAATCAAAGAGATGTTCCCACCTGATGGCCCTGTCCGTACAAAAGTCATGGGCAGGATGGATGACATCAAATCTGAGAAGGCAGAGCGCAAGCGTGACTATTTGAACTGGCAGATCACTGAGCAGATTGAGGAGTTCAGGGACGAGCAAGAGCAGATGTTGACGCAGTTGCCTTTGGGTGGCTCACAGTACTTCAAGATTTGGTTTGACGAGCAGAAGAAGCGTCCCTGCGTGGAGTTTGTTCCCATCGACAGGATCATTCTGCCGTTTGCCGCAAGCAACTTCTACACAGCACAACGTGCCGCTGAAGTTCACGAGATCACTGAGTGGGAATTCAATCGTCGTGTAGCGAATGGCATGTACCGCAACATTGATTTGATCCCAACTTCTACTGAACCTGATCTGACAAGAGCGCAGAAGGCTAACGACAAGATTGAAGGGAAGAAGTTTGAGGAAAACGATGACGGTTTGCGTAACGTTTACCACATCTACACTTACTTGGAGTTAGAAGGCGACAAGTACAGCAAGGGTGAGATGGCTCCTTACATCTTGATGATTGACGAGTTGGACAACGAAGTTATTGGTCTGTACCGTAATTGGGAAGAGCAAGACGACACGATGACCAAGCTCGATTGGATCGTGGAGTTCAAGTTCATTCCTTGGAGGGGTGCATATGCCATTGGATTACCTCATCTCATTGGCGGTCTGTCTGCCGCTCTTACAGGCTCTCTACGCGCTTTATTGGACTCTGCCCATATTAACAACGCGGCAACCATGCTCAAGCTCAAGGGCGCAAAGATGTCTGGTCAGTCACAACAGGTGGATGTGACGCAGATTGTGGAGATCGAGGGAGCGCCCGGTGTACAAGACATTCGTCAGATCGCTATGCCTATGCCGTTCAACCCACCCTCAGAGGTCTTGTTTAGGCTTCTAGGATGGCTAGATACAGCGGCGAAAGGGGTAGTGTCCACCTCAGAGGAAAAAATCGCTGACGTCAACGCTAACGCCCCTGTAGGGACTACCCAAGCTTTGATCGAGCAAGGTGCGGCGGTGTTCTCATCGATTCATGCACGTTTGCATCAATCACAAGCTCGTGTGCTCAAGATCTTGTGCCGTCTAAACCGTTGGCACTTCAACGAGATGCGCAAGTCTGACGTGGTGGCGGATCTGGAGATCAGTCGCGAAGACTTCCAAAAGAATACGGACGTTATCCCCGTCTCTGATCCGCACATCTTCTCTGAGACTCAGCGTATGGCTCAGATGCAAGCTGTGTTGTCATTGGCTGATAAGCACCCACAGCAGTTCAACATGGACAAGGTGCTGGCGCGTTCATTGAAGCAGATGAAGATCCCGAACATCAATGAGTTGATGAAGGATGTTCCAGCGCCTGAACAGCGTACATCTGCGGACGAGAATGCGGCTATGTTGATTGGTCAACCTGCGTATGCGTACATGCAACAGGATCACATAGCTCACATTCAGGATCACTTGCAGTTTGCGATGAACCCATTCTTGGGTCAGTCACCATTTGCAGATCCAACGTATCTGAACAATTTGATCGAGCACATCAAGCAACACATGACGTTGTGGTACTTGAATCGTAGCAATGGTTATGTGGCGCAGTCTCGCGGTGGTAAGCCAGTTGACAACTACGACGATCCGATGTTGACAGGTACTATTGACCAGTTGTACACGGCTGTTGGTGCTCACGTAACGATGGATACAAAGGAAGTGTTCGAGCAGTTTGCTCCTGCCTTCCAACAGTTGATTCAGCAAGCTCAGAAGCGCCAGCAATCACAGAAGCAAATGTTGCCCCCAGATGCACAAGTGGTCAAAGACACAAACATGGCAGAGACTCAGCGCAAAACAGCGGACGATCAAGCACGTTTGCAATTGGACACGCAAAAATTGCAGATGGATATGCAGAAGCACCTCGAAGACAACAAGACAAAGATTGCCATCGAGAATGCCAAGTTGACACATCAAACAATTACGGACATTGCCACTGGGCAATTACCAGAACCTGCGCCTACAATGGGCGCACCAATGGCATCACAAATGCCACAACCTCAAGGTATGCCACAGGGTATGCCACAACCTCAAGGAGTTCCAAATGTCAACATCTGATCAAGAGCAAAAAAGCATTAACGTGCCTCAGCACAAGCGTTTGGCTATGGGCGAGAAGCTCACAGGTCAAAGCATGCAACCTAAGGGTGGCGACAAGCCCAAGGGTGGTTTGGCTCAAGCTAAGAAAAAATGATTGAACAATTGATCCATGTGATCAAGATTCGACAAGCAGAATTGGCGCAATCCCTTGCCTTGGGGAATGCGTTCAACTGGGAGTCATACCAACGGATGGTCGGTGAGTATCAGGGGTTGAAGTACACCCTTGATTCATTGGACAACATCCTGCGAGAGCAAGAAGGTAGAGAAGATTAACCCCAGTCCTTGGGGCTAAAGGCCGCGCTGAAAAGTGCTTTAACGATGCACCTGAAATATGGTGATTTTTAGGAGTGAGTATGAGTGACAAAGATCCGATCCCGACGATATCGGGAAGTGAAGGCGTACCTGATCAGCAGGAGCTAAAGTGGGCGTTCCCAGATGTGAATCCGGGGCAAAAGCCGTTTGGTGGAAGGGTTGTAGTTCAACTACGCCGCATCAAAAAGACAACCGCTAGCAAGATCATTTTGGTTTCCGAAACCAAAGAGACTGAGAAGTGGCAGAACATGATTGGACGAGTGGTGGAGATAGGCCCCCTAGCCTTCAAGAACCGCGAGACTATGGAATCATGGCCTGAAGGTAGCTGGGCAAGCGTAGGTGACTACGTCCGAGTACCTAAATGGGGCGGTGACCGTTGGGAACGTGCAGTCCCTAACGAAGAGGATAACGAAGATCCTGTTCTTTTTATGACCATCAACGACCATGAATTGATTGCGAAAGTCACTGACGATCCGCTTTCGTTCAAGGCTTACGTTTAATCGGAGAATTTCATGAGTACTGAAGACAAAAAAGAAGTAGATTTGAACATTGAAGAGTCGAAAGACGGCTCTGCAGTGATTGATTTGCCTGAAAGCATGATTGCTTCTGATGATGGAGACGAAACTGCCAACAAAAGAGACGGCGGTGACGTATCTGCAGAGGAAGATGATCATCCTGATGACTCTGATGCTGTTAGAGCGGCAAAAAGAGCACGTCGCAGGTCTAAAAAAGACTTGATTCGCAAGACGAATGAAGAAAAAGACGCTCGATTGCAACATTTGCAACGAGAAAACGAAGAATTCAAGCGTCGTTTGTCCAATGTGGAGCGAGAGACTAAGAATAGTCAGATCGCACGTATTGACAAGCACCTAGAAGACCAAAAAGTGCGTCTGGAATACGCCAAGATGAAGCTATCAGAGGCTGTACAAGCTGGTGATGGTGACGCTATGGTGCAGGCGCAAACGATGTGGAATGAGGCGCAAGCCGCAGTGGGAGAATTTTCCCGTGCGAGGAATGCGGCAGAGCGTGAAGCGCAAGGTGCAGGTCAATCTGCTCCAGTAGTAGATCCTACAGTGCAACGCAACGCCGCAGATTGGATGAAACGTAACAACTGGTATCGTCCAGACACTTCAGATCGTGATTCTCAGATCGCTAAGAAGGTTGACGAACTGCTAGTTACAGAAGGTTTGAACCCATCTGATCCAGATTATTGGGATGAATTAGATAATCGCTTGCAAAAAGCATTACCACACCGCTACAATGGAAACAATGACAGTAATTCCGCTGTTAGAAAACCGAGGAACGTTGTGGGTAGTTCAGGTCGTGAAGCTTCAGCCGCATTTGGTGGTAACAATCGCTCACAGTTCGTGCTCTCTCCTGAAAGGGTGAAGGCAATGAAGGAAGTGGGCGCTTGGGACAATCCAACGCGCAAGAAAGCAATGATCGAAAACTTCATCAAATATGACCGCCAAAACGGCACCTACTAACTAATACTTGGAAATCTATCATGACTGAATCACGTCTTAAAAAATCTCTCAACGCTGGTGGACGCAAGGATCGCGGAAGCGAGGATGCGGTACGCACAGCACCTGAGGATAAGTTCATTTCTACGCAGGAACGTCGCAAGATGTGGAGCGAGGAGTGGACGCAATCAGCCTTGCCAAAACTGCCCAATATGGATGGGTGGCACCTTTGCTGGCTTTCGACAACCAACAGCTACGACTCCATCGATAAGCGGATTCGCCTAGGGTACGTTCCAGTTAAATCTGAAGAGTTACCGGGCTACGAAGACTATCGCGTGAAGGCGGGAGAACATGTTGGGTATATCTCATGTAACGAAATGTTACTGTTCAAGTTACCTATGGATGTTTTTCAAGAGATCATGCTCCATCATCATTACGACCAACCTCGTGAAGAAGCTGAGAAACTGCGTGTTCAATTGGAAAGCTTGCAAGGTCAACGTGACAGCAACGGTAAGCGACTTGTGGATGTCGAGGGCGAAGGTCTTGGTAATTTTGATCAACAGCCAAGCAAAACACCCGTATTTTCGGGTTAACCCAAGGAGTTTAATATGAGTTCTACCTCTGCTCCGTTCGGCTTGCGCCCCGCGTTCCACCCTTCTGGTCTGGATCGCGCACAAGCGCTTGCTGGCGGTATCGTCTCTGGCCTCGCCGCAGACATTCTTAAAGGCGCACCCGTTCGCTACAACAGTACTGCTGGTACTTCTGTTGCGGCTGGTACTATTGCATTAGCCGCTTCTGGCGGTGCATGGTCTGGTGCATTCGCAGGTTGCGAGTGGACTGACACCACTGGTCGCCGTCGTATTAGCAATTACTGGCCCTCTGGTACTACGTACCAAACAGGTTCATGCATTGCTTATTTCTACAACGATCAAAACATCGTTTATGAAATTCAAACTGATGCAACCATTGCTCAGACATCCCTCGGTGGTGAGTATGACTTCAGCGCTTCAACTGGCTTCACAGTTTCCTCTGGCTCTAACGTGACTGGTCTGTCTACGACAGGTCTGGGCGTGTCTACAGCCAAGGCTAACGGTGTTCAAGGTCAAATGCGTGTCGTTGATATCGCTCCTTATGTGGACAATAACTGGGGTGATTCCTTTGTTATCGTTCGTGTTGTTAACGCTCAGTCTCAGTACTTCGGTTCTGTGACAGCAATTGTTTAAGGAGGACTAAAAAATGGCCGCTCCAATGCGCAGTACCGACTTTCGGTCTATTGTTGAACCCATTCTGAATGAGTGCTTTGATGGTGTATACGATCAACGTGCCGACGAATGGAGCCGTGTTTTCCGTGAGGAAGACGGCATCCCACGTAACTACCACGAAGAACCCGTCTTGTACGGTTTCGGTGCGGCTCCACAGTTGCCTGACGGCACTCCTGTGACGTACCAACAAGGTGGTGTGTTATTCCTCAAGCGTTACGTGTACAAAGTATACGGTTTGGCATTTGCTTTGACCAAAGTTTTGGTTGAAGACGGTGATCACATCCGTATCGGTCAAGTTTACGCTCGCCACTTGGCTCAATCTTTGGTGGAAACCAAAGAGTTGTTGTCTGCTAACGTGTTGAACCTCGCCTTCACTGGTGGTGCTTCAGCAGGTGGCGACGGCGTGTCATTGGTTAACACTGCTCACCCCATCGTGAACGGTACTTTCAGCAACCAATTGGCTACATCTGCCAACTTGTCCCAGACTTCTTTGGAACAAATGTTGATCCAGATTCGTCAAGCTGTTGACAACAACGGCAAGAAGATTCGTTTGGTTCCACGTCAATTGATCGTGGCTCCCGGCAACATCTTCCAAGCTGAAGTTCTCTTGAAGTCCGTCTTGCGTACAGGTAACGCAAACAACGACATCAACCCTGTCAAGTCCATCGGTTTGTTGGACGAAGGCGCGGCTGTTCTGTCACGTTTGTCAAGCCCTACAGCATGGTGGGTTCAGACTGACGCTCCTGAGGGCATGAAGCTCTTGATGCGTCGTCGTCTTGAGAAGACTATGGAAGGTGACTTCGAGACTGACTCTATGCGCTACAAAGCGACAGAGCGTTACGACGTTGGCTTCACAGATCCACGAGCCGTTTACGGCACGGCTGGCGTCTAAACCCAAGTGGGGGGTTCGCCCCCTACGTTTTAAGGAGAAAAGACAATGGCACAAACCTATTTCGGTTCTACCCTGCGAGCAGGTTCTGGCACATTGACTGACACTGTGGATGGCGGCTTTGTCGTCATGATGCAGACAGCCACTGTGACGACTGTTGCGGCAGGTACGGCTGTAAGTGTTACTGAAGTTCTTCCCGCAGGTTCACAGATCATCAATATTTTTATTGATCAAACTGTGGATGAAGTTGTGGGTGGTGGTTCAGCTACGTCAATTGCGGCAACAGTAGGAACAGCGGCGGCAGGCACACAATATGTGACTTCTACCAATGTGATTGCTGGTGGTCGTTTAGTACCTACATTCACAACAGCCCAACTCTTGGCGATGTCTGACATTGGTAACAATACCAACGTTGTCATGACAATTGCTCCTAACGGCACGATCAGCACAACTCAAGGCGTTTACCGTCTGACGGTTGTGTATGCTCAGAAAGTCTAAGGAGCGTCATCATGGGTCAATTTAAACCAATGGTCAAAATGATGACCACCGAGCCTTCAGTTATTCTGAAGCTCAAAAAAGGCGGTAAGGTAGAGAAGAAGGCTGACGGCGGTTTTATGCCTATGGCATCTTCAATGCCAGCAGGCTTGCCTGCTCGTGGTGGTTTAGCTCCTGCGGCTAGCCCCATGAAACCTCCTATGGCGGCTCGTCGTAAAGCAATGATGGCAAAACCTGCTATGAGTCCTACACTGATGAAAAAAGGTGGTAAGGCTGATAAGCATGATGATGCCGCTCAAGATCGTGCGATGATCAAAAAGGCAATGGCAGGTAAGAAGTTCGCTTCTGGCGGATCAATTACTGCGTCTATGGACAAAACTACTGTCAAAGGCAATGTTGGTAAGTTTGCTAAAACCGATATGGAAACAGCAGATCGTAACAACAGCGCTAAAGGCACTGGTAAGGTCAAGAACGGTAATGGCGGTGGTTACGCTGTTGGTGGTACTGTGTCTGATAAAGTGGCTTCTAAGTTTACTCAAACAGACATGGAAACTGCTGATCGCACGACTAAAGCTAAGGGTACTGGCGGTGTGAAGAACGGTAATGGCGGTGGTTATGCATCAGGTGGCACTATCAAAGGTGGCAACTGGGAGAACCGTCCCGCTGATACGACCAAGCCCGGTAAGTCTGGTGGCACAACTGGTGGCGTGAAAAACGGCAACGGCGGTGGTTACAAGATGGGTGGTTCAGCAAAAAAAGCCTACGCGACGGGGGGAACTGTTGATACAGGCAAACCCGTCGCGATGCCCAAAAGACCAGTTTCAAAGCCTGTAGCAAACAGCATGCAATCTGGCACCTTTGCTAAGGGTGGGAAGGTCGAAAAAGCGGAGAAACCAAACCTTCGTCTTTTGAAGACCTACACTGGCCCTAAAGGACATGTAGCGAAAGTTTACAAGGATCGTGACTGGCAGGAGTACAGAACCAAGTTCTATACACCTGATGGTAAGTATCTAACTGAAGGCGACTCACACACTGATGACGCCGAAGATGCTCACTCAACAGCCAAGAACCAAGTAGAAAACTCTCGCTACAAGCATGGTGGTACAGCAAAGCGTTATGCTGAAGGTGACCTCGTAGACGCCTCAAAAGGCGCATACGATGCCGCTAGTAAGCCAAGCAAGGAAGATATGGATATGGCGAAAGCCATCCGCAGTATTCCTAGCAAGCTGTACGAAGGTGCGAAGAGCATGATGGGTATGACTCCCAAGCCTGCTGGTAGTGTTACAAAGACTGAGAAATCAGTCACAGTAGCACCATCTAGCAAAAAACGCGGTGGTCGTTGTTAAGTAAGGTGGGGGCTTCGGCTCCCACTTTTTAATTGGAGAAAAGCATGAAAGTGCAAACCGTTTCAAAGACAGGAACTGGATCTAGTTCTTCTTTGGTGATGAATACAAACATCAGCCCCTTCAATGTGGGTTTTGGTGTTGTTGTGACTGGTACGGTCAACTATACCGTTCAGCACACTTTTGATGACCCTGCTGTAGGTTTTACAAATTGGTTTAGCCATCCCACGATTGCTAGTAAGACTGACAATCAAGATGGTAACTATGCGTTTCCTGTGACTGGTATCAAGGTTCTGATGAACTCTGGTGCTGGTACGGCAACAATGAATCTAATCCAAGCAGGTATTTGATATGCCCTACGTTGGTTACACGGGTGTAGCTAATCAAGCACAAACCAGTGATGGTTTTGCTTTAGACGTTAGTGCGGCAAATGTTATTGGCGCGACCCCCGGTGACGATGTTGGAAACGATGGTGTTGTGGACAGATATGGCGTTGCAATTGGTGCTAAGTCTTATATCCTGATGGAATCAACTGGGTATGTCTTGCAAGAAGATAGCTTTAAAATTGTATTGGAGTCTTGATAATGGCTGACCAAAAAATATCGGCAATGCCGTCGGCGGCAACCCTGACGGGTGCAGAGGTTGTTCCTCTGGTTCAGTCAGGTGGAAATGTTAAATCGACGCTGTCTACATTGAGCGCGTTTACTCGTGGCAATGCTGGCGCTTATTCGAGCGCCTCGACACAAACTGGCTCAATTACCGTTGGTACAGCATTTACATTTAACACCACTGATTATGCTGGTGGTGTAACTTTGGCAAGCGCTAGTCGGCTGACAGTTCCTGTTGCTGGCACATACAATTTGCAGTTCAGTGTACAAGTGCAAAACACAGATGTAGCCCCTCAAGACGTTTATATTTGGCTACGAATCAATGGTACAGACGTAGGTGGTTCTGCTGGCAAGATAGGTATGCCTGCACGTAAAACCCCCTCTGATCCTTTTCACTCAATCATTGGTTGGAATTACTTTTTGACATTAAGCGCTGGTCAGTATGTTGAAATCGTTTGGTTGCCAACTTCAACAAATGTGACTGTGCCGTTCTACGCCGCACAAACAGTCCCTGCAATCCCATCGACACAATCTGTGGTTGCAACTATTCAGCAGGTAGCTTAATCATGCCACTCATCAAATCAAAATCTGACAAGGCATTCAAGTCGAACATTAAGGCTGAGATCGCCGCAGGTAAGCCTCAAAAGCAAGCCGTGGCGATTGCTTACAGTACCAAACGTGCGGCGAAGAAGGCGACTGGTGGTTCTATGAGTCCATATGACTATGACAGCGACTGGGATTACAAACGTGCTACTGGTCAGTTGAAAGATGAAGATGAGCCAGAGCAGGAATATCGTATCAAACCTTCTGTTCTGAACAAACAGAAAGACATGCGGAAAAAGAATGCGGCGGCTAGCGCTATGTCGTATAGAGCTAAACAAGCTGGTGACACTGAGACAGCAAAAAATGTTGAAGGTCGATGGGGACGTCGTGAGATGTCTGAGTCTTTGAAAAGCAAAGCCAAGATGTCAAGAGCACCTCAGGCTGAAGGCTATCGCAAAGAGTGGTCTGAAAAGATCGGCAAGGGCAAACCCGCTCCATTCAAATCTGGTGGCAGTACTTGCTGGTAAATCATGAAACAAGGTCTATATGCAAACATTCATGCAAAACGTGAAAGAATCGCTGAAGGCTCTGGTGAAAAAATGCGCCGAGTTGGTAGCAAAGGTGCGCCAACGTCTGAAGCCTTCAAGCAATCCGCCAGAACAGCCAAAATGAAAAAAGGTGGGGTTAGCCTCGCTATTGGTCGTGGTGAAAAGCTTCCTGCTGATCAAGGTGCTGGTTTGACCGCTAAAGGTCGTGCTAAGTACAACCGCGAGACAGGATCAAATTTAAAATCTCCACAACCGCAAGGAGGAGCGCGTAGAGACTCTTTCTGCGCGAGAATGGAGCCAGTCGCTGAAAAAAGCGAAAAAGGCAGTAGAGCGCGAGCTTCAATGCAACGGTGGAATTGCCCCGGTTGGTAAGGAAATAACATGGCATACAGCGGCACAGTCGGTCAAACAGTCATCACGGTTCAAAACCTGATTGACAACGGAGCACGTCGGTGCGGTAAGCTGGCTGAGGAATTGACCTCTGAGCAGGTGTTGAGCGCAAAACAGTCGTTGTTTTTCGTTCTGAGCAACCTCATCAACCAAGGTATCCAGTATTTCGCCATCAAGAAGCAGGTATACGGGCTTCAGCCGAATCAATACGAGTACTTGCTACCTGTGGGTGGGAATGATGTTTTAAACGCTCTATACCGCTGGATGACGCAACCTACGGGTACGTACACGTCCTCAGCAGGTGGTACAGCGTCTAATGTCGCAGATCAAAATACAGCAACGTATTGCCAACAGACTTCCGCAAACGGAAACATCGTAGTCAACTACGGTGCTAACCAAGCGCAGTACATCGGTTCTATTGGCATCATGCCCTATGTGGCTGGTGGCGGTAGCGCGACGTGGAATTACACGTTCCAAGCGTCTTCTGACAACGTTACATGGAAGACTTTGTACACTGGTACGAGCGTAGCGGTGACGGATGGACAGTGGATCTGGCAGGACATAGACCCCGGCGCACAGACCCAGTACTACCGTATCGTCGCCTCTGGTGGTACAACTTTGGCTTTGCGTGAGTGGTATCTTGGAGTTAACTCCACTGAAATCACGATGGCTCGTTTGAATCGTGACGACTACACCAACCTCCCGAACAAGAATTTCACTGCAAACCAGCCATTTCAGTTCTGGTTGAATCGCACAATTCCTCAGGCTACGATCACTTTATGGCCTACCCCCCAGAGCGCGTTCTATCAAATGACCGTGTGGTACTCAGCCCAAATTCAGGACGTTGGTGCGTTGAACGGTCAATTGGCTATCCCTGATCGCTGGATGTTGGCGATTCAGAGCATGCTGGCTCACCAGATGAGCTTGGAGTTGCCAAACGTTGATCTAGCGCGTGTTCAGTATCTTGAAGGTCAAGCTGAGAAGTACTTCATCATGGCGGAGCAGGAAGAGCGTGATAAGTCACCGATCTACTTTGCACCAAATATCGGTGTATACACAAGGTAAGTCATGCCACGCTTTTTAAACACTGAAGGCAATGCATCGATTGGGATCTTCATTTGTGATCGGTGCAAGATGAAACGCGCCATTATTGAGGCTATGCCTGATCCGAACTTCCCCGGTCTAAAAGTGTGCCAACAAGGGTGCGCTGACAACAAAGATCCGTACCGTTTACCTGCTCGTAAAACGGAGAGAATTACATTGCAATATCCTCGTCCTGATGTATCATTGGACAACCTCAGTGGTGGCGACATTCCGTATGGCGGATATGTCATAGAACCTTGACTTGGAGTTGATTAAGGAACGATATGGCGGCTTCAGGCTTTACACCAATTCAGCTTTACTACAGTACGACCAATGGTAATGTGCCATCGGCGGGTAATCTAGCCTTCGGCGAACTTGCTGTAAACGCTTATAACGGTAAGCTGTATTACAAGAATTCAAATACAGGTGTTGTCAGCGTTTTGGCTGATGGTTCGGTTGCGACTGGTAATTTGCCCGGCGGGTCTACGGGTTCAGTCGTTTATCAGAGTGCAACTGGCGTCACAGCGTATCTGCCTATTGCTGGTGCTAGTGCTTTACTGTACTCAAACGGTACGCTACCTGCGTACTCCGCGACAGGTACGGCGGGTTCTATTGTTTACTCAACAGGTTCAGCACCAGCTTACGCATCTATTGGTGCGGTAGGTTCAATCGTTTACTCAAACGGATCTACGCCTACATCGCTTCCAATTGGAACGGTTGATACAGTATTGACGTCCACGGGAACAATTCCTCAGTTTGTAAGTCAAAGCAGTTTATCGGTAGGTACAGCCGCTGTAGCAGGCTTTGCAACTACTGCTGGCGCGGCGACCACTGCGACAACAGCAACTACAGCAACTAATCTTGCTGGTGGTTCTGCAAACAGGGTTGCCTATCAATCAAGTTCGAGCAACACCACGTTTGTTGCCGCTCCTGTGACTGCTGGTACGGTGTTGGGATGGACTGGATCTGTATTAGATTGGGTAGCCGCTCCTGCCGCTACAACGACAACAAACGTTGCTGGTGGTGCTCAGTATCAGATTCCATTCCAAAGCGGTGTTAGCACAACAACGTTCAGTTCAAATCTGACGTTCAATTCAAGCACAAACACAGTTGGAACGACAAACATCACTGCAACTGGTGCAGTGTCTGGAAATAGTGTTTCATCAACAACAACAGTAGCGGCAACAACAGGTGTTAGTGCAGGCACAACGGTTGCCGCAGGAACAGCAGTCACGGCTGGAACATCGGTTACGGCGACTACATCGGTAAATGGTGCAACCCATGTTGCAACTGGCTCAATAGCCTCCTCCTCAAGTACTGGTGCATACAGCTACGGAACTCTGGGATACACCGACGCAAACATTTTTGAGTCAAGTCAGACTTCTGTTAACAGCTATGCACAGAAGATTTTGCAGAATACCAGCAACGGTAGCACTGCGTCAGTGGACTACATTGTTTCAAACGACCTAGGTACTGCAACAACGTACTACGGTGACTTTGGTATGAACAGTTCCACGTACAGTGGAGTTGGCCCGTTCCAAGCGGCAAACACAGTTTATTTGTTCTCAACTGATTCAGACATTGTTGTTGGCACAAAAACAGCGCACAGTTTGCGCCTTGTTACCAACGACAATTCAGCGGACTCAATGACAATCAGCCCTAACGGCTCGGTGGCCTTTAACGGCAACTTTGGCGTTGCTGGCAAGGTTCTCAGTTCAAACGGCACATCAGGCGCTCCAACATGGATAGATGCCGGTGGAGCACCCTCTTTTTTACTTATCAACGCAGGAGTCAGTTAAATGGCAACAAGTGCACAATATACAAAGAACGCCCGACAAGCATCGGTTGCGATCAGCACGGCAAACACAAACCGTGACGGAACAGGAACAATGACCATTTTGTGGACTGCGCCTGCTTTTGTGGACGCAACAAACCCCGGCGGTTCACGCATCGAGCGCATTGTCGTTCAAGCCACTGGTACAACCACAGCGGGTATGGTTCGCATCTTTGTAAGCAATGACGCAACGGCTAACACTGCGGCAAACACGTTCTTGTACGAAGAGGTGCCTGTGACTGCGGCTACACCTTCTACCACGGTGATGGCTTATTCAAATGTGCTTCAAGCTGTGACATACCAGACACTGTTCCCTATCATGATTGGCCCCGGATGCACCCTGCGTGTGTCCACAGCCAACGCTGAATCTTTTGTTGTGACTGCAATGGGCGGAGACTACTAAAATGGCAAATGGATCTTTTGGACTTAGCGGTTTACCAACCGCACCTACTTCTGTTGGCTCTGCGCCAAACAACCCATTCACCCCTGTAAGCGTAGCTGTAAACAGCACCGCTGGTTTCCAAGCTGGTGATTTGGTTTATAACTACGCCGGTGATATTGCTCCAGTGCCGGGAAACGCTGTCAGCACAGCTACGTTTCCTGTCACTATAGACCAAGCCGCGTATGTGCAGAATGTATCTTTTGGAGAATTGCAATCTTCACCAGTACCAAATGGTTATGCGCAAAGATCTGGCAGTGGATGCGCGGCAAAATTATCAAATGGCAACATTGTTATTGTTTCTCTTAGAGTTTCAACAGCTAACAACAATATGCCGTACTTCAGGATTATCAATGAAGCTGGCACTGTGATTGTTGCTGAAACTCTTATTGAAAGTTCGCAGGGTCAGTTTGGTTCCATTACAGTCGGGGCTTTGGCTGGCGGTGGTTTTGCTGTTGGGTGGTTTAATCAAAGCTCTACATATGTACGTTATGCAATATACACAAACGCTGGCGCGGTAACAGTTGCGCCAACAGAAGACACAACCCCCGGTCTTTCAAACGCCGATTCATGGATAACTGTTGTTGGTAGACCAGACGGCTCTTGGATTTTGGCTATAAATGGATCAGGTTCCAACATTAAACACAAGGTGTATAGCTCAACAGGGACACAGGTATATGCTTGGACAACAGTAGGAACACTTCAAAGCGCATCAATTCAATTTAAATACGTTGTTAGAAGCGATGGAAGTTTTGTAGTTTTTAATACTAACGTTTCCAACCAAATAACCTACACTGTTTATTCTGCAACAAATACGGTAGTTGTAGCTACAGCGGTCTGGAGCACTAATTCTCCCGGTTCTTCTTCTTGCTGGGGCAACGCAACAGTATTCTCAAACGATACTATTTTGTTAACCCATGGAAATGGATCTAATGCTCTTTACACAACGCTAACTGCCGCAAACTCTAAAAGTGCAACCGTAGCATATACAACCCCAACAATAGGTGCCAATATTTATTGGGCATCGGCGTATGTTTTGTCTAGTGGGAACTATATTTTAGTTTATGTCTCTTCTTTGTCTGGAGGAAACGTAACAAACAGTTACTGTGTTAGCTATTCCTTTTATAATTCATCACACACATTACTGTCTTCCACGTATTTTAATGGCGTATTGTCATTCCCAATAAATTTGAATTTTCAGCCTGCGGTTGTTGAAACAAGCAGTTTTGTAAATATCATTGGTTCCCCAACTGGAGCTAGCTACACTCTTAATTCAGGGGGGCTTAATAGTTCTCCAAACCAAATGGGTTGGGCTAAAATTTCACCAACAACATACAGTGTTGTTAACTCTAGTTCGGCAAGTACAACCCTTGGTTCAACTAGTGCGTTGCCAGTTAGTGGGTATATTAGGGCTTCTTCAACACCTACGTCAGCTTCGTTCCTTGCATCGGCTACGTCAACCCAATCTTTTAACCAAACGCAAGGTGGCGTTGTTGTTTCACAAACAACAATTGATTCTAGTTACGCTCTTGCTGGGATGGACACCGCAACATTAAGCGATGGATCGGCGGTAGTTTTATATAAGTTGTCGGATGGATCTACCAATGCGCCACTCAAGTTAGCGATTATTTCTGCTACAGGTGTTTTGGTTTCAACTACAACGCTGATTGAGTCTGCGTCACTTTATATTGGTTCTGCTACATCAGCGGCCTATATGTCGTTTTACAAAATCATTGTTTTGTCAGATGGAAAATTGGCTATTTCATACCTTACTGGTGCAGGCGTACCGACCATATCTATTTTGTCGAGTACGTACTCTATTCTTTCAACAATTACGTTAACACCTAGCGGAACTGGGCCAAACTTTGCTGAGTCAGGGTTGTCTATGGCGGCGTTAACAAGCGCTCGGTTCGTAGTGGTGTACCAAGATGCCGCTTCAAATAGCCCATATTACAGAGTTTACGATAGCTCGCTAACTTTACTTGCAGGCCCGACACAAGTTAATTCTAATGCGTCAACGATTACGGTAGGTGTGGCGGCAAATAGAAGTGGTTTTAGCGTAACATGGTTAAACGCCGCAAGCTCTGTTTTCTCTCAGGTTTTTGTTACTGAAAACGCTACAGCAAATACTTTTACTATATCTGGAGTAACCACAACCTCATACGGTGGTTACATATACAGTGGGAAAGCGCTCTCAGGCCCATGTGGTCATACATACACTGGGTACTTAACTGGTGCATCTACTCTTTTTGCGGTTCGTAGAGCGATTGCTGGCTCCAACCAGAATACCAACTCTCCAAATATTGTTTCTGCGGGGTCTTTAGATTCTACATATGCGGCAACATTTGCAATAGACAACTACGGTGGTGCGGCGTCTTTTGTGTGGAACAGTACATCAGCCGTCAATATGTTATATACAAATTCTGGGTTTGTTACTACATCTACTGCCGCAACCACACTAACACTAAGTCTTCCTGCAATAACATATTTTAGAATTGCCGCTGGTGCGTTAGCTGGTAGAAACATTCTGTTGTTGGTAAAAAATTCGGCAGACTTTTTATCGTATTGTGTTATTACTCCCTGCGCATTTACAAATCAAACTTCAGTAGTATCAGGTGTAACTCCTTCTAATCCTGTAGCAATTAACTCCTCCAAAGGCTTTTCACTGATTGGTGTGTCTTCAACAGCCGCCCCTGCGAATGGTCAGGGTACTGTTGTGATTAACGGCCCAGCGCAGTTGAATTCCAACTACTCGGCATCAACTCCCGGACAGAGTTTCAACTTCCAAAACCCAGTGACATTTGGTGTGGCAGGAACAATCTCTGGTCGTAACGTAAACTTGATTGGAAATGTATGACAGTCCCTTTGATTACAAGCACGGTATCTAACCCTTTTACTGGCACGTTTGGTAACGGGGTTGTTGTTCCATTTTTAGTGTCTGGCACGTTTATCGTCCCCGCTGGTGTAGACAGTGTTCGCGTTCGCGTGTGGGGAGGTGGAGGTACTTCCGTTGGTGGCGGTGGTGGTTTTACAATGAGAACCATTACAGGTCTTATCTCAGGAGCCTCAATTGTTGTGACCGTTGGAGCGGCGGCGGCATCTAATAGCGTTTTTGGTGGTACGTCATCTTTTGGTTCTTACTGTTCGGCAACAGGCGGCGGCTCAAGCACTACATCTCCAGCATCTGGGGGTGGAGTAGGGGCAGGTGGTGACATTAACAACACAGGAGGCAGTGGAGTTAATCCGGGAGGCGGTGGGGTCGCTGGTATGTGGGGTGTCGGTGGCAACGGTAGCTCAACCAATGGTGTGTCAGGAAACACTGGAGGTGGTGGGGGTACTACAGCAGGAAACGTATCAGGAAGTGGTATTTTCGGACTTGGCGGTCAATATCAATCAACCACAGCAACTATTCTTCCAACAACTGGATTTGTTTCTAGCTCAATTGATTTTATTGGAACTGGCGGCGGAGGCCCAAATTTTGTCTCTGGCGTTAATGGTGGTGGTGGCGGCAGTAACGGTGCTGGAGGGTTTCCCGGAGGAGGTGGAGGTCTTTCTGGAAACGGCGCTCGCGGTCTAGTCATTGTGGAGTATTGAAATGAAATTTGCACGATTTATTGACAACACAGCCGTAGAGATATTCACAACGCCTGACGGCTTCGGCATCTCTGATTGCTTCCATCCAACTATTGCAAGCCAGTTTGAACCTGTTGCAGACGATGTGGTGGTTGGTTATACAAAGCCTGTGGTGCAAAACAATACTGACACTACAACGTAATGGAATCGGTAGACACAAAGCTCGCTGTCCACGAAGCAATCTGCTCAGAGAGATACAACAGTATTGATCGCTCTTTGCGTGATGGGGACAAGCGCATGACGAAGATTGAGTACCTCTTGTATGGGGTGATCATTTGCGTCCTGTTCGGCCCCGGCGTTGCTGGCGAGTTCGTCAAAAAGCTTTTGGGGTTGTGACATGTGGGATTGGATGGAAGCTCTCGTAGCCGCCATCTCAATCATTTTTTTTGTGGTGTTTTGCACTTACATGATTGCATGGGCTGGGACATGGTAAATGCGTTGGCTCATACTGTTACTGCTGTTGGGGCTAGTTGGAGCCATAGCCAAGAGTGGCTGTCACGTCCGCGAGTTCTATGGGATTGGATACACCCAGCACGATCCTACGCTACGTCACAGAGAAATGATGGCGTGGCTCGATCAGAACGCCCAGCATTGCAAGTCAACAGATTACATAGTCTTGTGGAACAACTTGTCCGAGTGGGCGGGTGCGTCCGATTCAACGTGGCTTAGATCAAAGATAGTTCATGGATACAAAGAGGCTCTTGAGCGTGAAGCAAAATGATTCCGCCCATACACAAGTGGTATCCAATGGTTCAGCAGGGGGGCGAGCCAACTAAGACAGATGCGCTTGAACGCAGGCAACAGCGTCTTGAGGAAGAGTACAAGCAAGCGTTGAAGATGAAGAAGGTGAAGGACAAAATTGATGATCTTGAGTTTGAGTTGTACGTCAAGAAAGCGGAACGTAATCAACTTAGCTTAGAGATTTTTACCAACCGTAAGCTGGACATTTATGTATGACCAAGAAGCCAATACCCAGATCAGTAAAGAAGCCATCAATGGACACCAAAGACAAACTGACCCTGTGGGTTACGCTTATGGTAAGCACCACCCTGTGCATCTCCGTATTGGCTATGGTAATCAGCTTTATGTTGGGTTTATGGGCAAAGGAAGTGGACAACGCAGAAATTTTCAAGATGATTTCACCCGCGTTTTCTACTCTTATCGGAGGCATGATTGGATTCCTGTCTGGTATCAAACTCATGCAAAATGAAGACAAAAAGGACTCTAAATGCTAACTCTTCTCTCAACCCTGATTTCGTTCTTAATGGGTGGTTTGCCCAAGCTTTTGGATTTTTTCCAAGCACGGCAAGACAAAGCCCATGAGCTTGCTTTGGCTCAAATGCAGATTACCCGTGAGCTTGAATTACGGAAAGCTGGATTTGAGGCTCAGGAGAGGGTAGAAAACATCCGCACAGAGCAGTTGGCGACTGAGAGCGCGGCTAACACCACCCAAGTATTGATTGGCGCACAGCAAGCTGAAATGCAAGCTATCTATGCCCACGATACAAGCTTAAACGAAGGGCCATCACAATGGATGAAGAATCTAAGAGCAAGTGTCCGTCCTGTTATTACCTACGGTTTCTTCTTTCTATTGGTCTTTGTGGATATTGGGGGTTTCTGGTATGGCTACTATATGAGCGTACCTTTCAATGACCTCTTGGAAATGCTCTGGGATAACGATACTCAAGCCCTGTTTGCTTCCATAATAGCTTTTCACTTTGGCGGTAGAGCCTTCGGAAAATGAACGTCAGCCCCAAAGCCATCAAGATGATTTCGCACCACGAAGGTGTGAGGCAGACCCCGTATAAATGTCCAGCAAAACTTTGGACGGTAGGCATTGGGCATGTCATGTTCCCAGAGCAGGGGAAGCTCAAGATAGACCAACGGGACGCATTTGTGCCCCTACCAGAGGCTATGCGCAAATACAGCATGGAGGAAGTCGATGCAATACTTAGGGCAGATCTTGCTCGTTTTGAGAAGGGAGTGGCTACTTATTGTCCTGTTCCTCTTACTCAAGGACAGTTTGATTCGTTGGTTTCATTTTCTTTCAACGTAGGTTTGGGTACTCTCCAGAGGTCAACTCTGCGCCAAAAGGTGCTCCGTGGTGATATGGCTGGCGCGGCGGAAGAACTCCTGAAATACTGCATGGCTGGGGGTAAAGTCCTCAAAGGTTTACAAAACCGCCGTATTGACGAACGGGCGTTGTTTTTATCTTAAAGGCAGACTAAAATGAACAAACCAATTTTGAGAAGATAACATGGCAACAACTCCATCATGGGTGATGACATACGACTCACTGACGAGTACTGTGCTTCAGTATTTGGAGCGTAGAGACGCCGCTGTAGTTGAAGCCATCCCAACATTTATTACGCTGTGCGAATTTGAGATTGCGCAGAACATCAAGACGCTGGGTCAAATGGAAGTCGTAGACTCGACCATGAACATTGGCAACCCAGTCATTCCTAAGCCTGCAAGATGGCGAAAAACGACATCGATGACGCTTTCTAACAGCGGTCAGAAGCAACCTCTTTTGGTTCGCAAATTGGAATATTTGAACAACTATGCTCAGGACGTTACAGCAACTGGTACACCTTTGTACTACGCTGACTACGACTATGACCATTGGTTGGTAGCTCCAACACCAGATAAAGCATATGCTTTTGAGGCGCTGTGCTACACACGTTTGATTCCTCTGTCATCGTCACATCAAACAAATTGGTTAACAATAAATGCTCCAAATGCCATGTTGTTTGGTACTTTGAAGCAGACAGCACCGTTCCTTAAAAACGATGCAAGACTGGCGGTATGGAAGTCAATGTTTGACGAAGCTCTCGCCGCCCTCAAAACTGAAGATACTCTGCGTATTGCAGATCGTTCAGCAATTGCCGTGGATAACTGATCATGACAACATATGTAAACCCATTCACAGGTCAGACGGTTTCCCCGTCTTCTGTTAGCTACGAATCGCTGTCGTTAACAGCAAACACTGAGTTGGAATGGCCTATCAACGGCAACGACAACACACCTGCTAGTAGCATTATTGACGTTACTGCGACCGCCTCTGGTGGCCCAACAGGGTGGTTGCTAAAGCTTCCACCTGCTACTCAGGTATCGACTGGTCAATCCCTGATTATTAGAAACGTTGGATCTCAGCTATTTACCGTCACTGACAACGGCGGAAACACAATTGTTTCTATTAACTCTGGTATTGCTGACTTTATCTTTTTGACTGACAACACAACAGTCAACGGTATTTGGGCTTCAGTTGTTTTTGGTGCTGGTACTTCAAACGCCAATGCGGGTGCATTAGCGGGATACGGGCTGACAGCAATTGGTTTGACGTTGAATCAAGCTTACAACGTTACAAGCTACTATTCAAACTCTGCTTTGACTGCGGCAAGCCGTGCTCAGTTTGAAGTATGGGCTGGTGGTGTTGGTGCATTTACACTTCCTTCAGCGGCAACCGTTGGCAACAACTGGTTCACCATCATTCGTAACAGCGGGACTGGTGTTCTGACATTGACGCCAGCAGGTACGGACACTATCGACGGCAACATCAACATGCAGTTGCAGTTGACTGAGTCTGTTGTTATCGTGTCTAACGGATCGACTGGTTTTAATACCTACGCTTATGGTAGGTCAAACTCATTTGCCTTTACGCAACTCGCACAGGTTGTCACTGGCGGAACTTTGACTTTAACTGCCGCGCAAGGTTCTGCCATCATTCAAGAGTATTCAGGTACGCTAACGTCAAACCAAATTGTTGTTTTACCTTCTACGGTTCAGTTGTACTCGTTGCAAAACGGTACAGCAGGTGCATACACACTGACATTTAAGACATCTGGTATTGGATCGACAGTTTCTGTTGGTCAAGGTCAAACAGCGTTTGTAGTGTGTGACGGTACGAATGTGTACAGCACGACAAGTAACACATCAAGCTCGTTTACGTCAGCGACCCTAGCGCCCGGCGCAGTGTCCGCGCCATCCCTGAACTTCTTGGGTAACACCACGACAGGTTTGTATTTGCCTGCATCAAACCAAATTGGTTTTGCTGTTAACGGAACAAACGGAATGACTCTGAGTACATCTGGTTTGAACATACCTAATGGAATTTCAGGCGGTACGTTCTAATGACAGCGAAGGTCATCCAACTGCAGGTGAAGCCGGGCATCCAGCGCGATGGCACTCAGTTCGCCGCCCCTACTTATGTAGACGGTGAATGGGTTCGTTTTCAAAACGCTTTACCACGCAAGATTGGTGGCTATAAAGGAATTTTTCTAAACGCTTCTGGAATCTCTCGTGGCATGACAATGACGTCGGAGAACGGGATCAACTACGTTATCTCTGGCTACAGCTTAGGAATTGAGCAGTGGTATACCGACAATGACGACGGTTTGGGGTTCGGCCCAGTCTCCTACGTTATGACTGGTGGTGTTGTCGCTGTCACAGTTGCAAATGCTGGTTCAGCATATACAAACGGCACATATACTGCAGTTCCCTTGACTGGTGGTACTGGATCTAGCGCACAAGCTACTGTTGTTGTTTCTGGTAATGTGATCACCAGCGTGACGATCACTGCCGCAGGTACTGGATACACGGTGGGTGACATCTTGAGCGCGTCATCTGCATCGATTGGTGGAACTGGGTCTGGATTTTCTTTGTTGCTGACTGGGAACACCATTTTTACTGGTGGCGATAAAACGCTGTGGCAGTTTGATATTGGGTATGACTCAAGTGGTGGTGCGACGAGCAACTTGATTGCACACCCCGGTCAAAACCTCGCCGCCATCGACTCCACGACAAACACAAAACCGTTGATTGGGCAGTTTCCCGGCACAGCTCTCGCCCCAGTCGGAATCTTCACCTCATCTGCTTATTTAAACGGATCGACCATCATCATCAACAGTGCCAACTATTTGGTTGGAAACGGTCAAACAATCTCTGGTACTGGTATCACCGCAGGCACAACGATCACCAACACTGACGTAGTCGCAAATGTCACCATTACTGGGTACATGGTAGGAACGACACTGACAGTGACTGCCGCTAACGATGGATCATTGGCAGTAGGTCAGACCATCATTGGTGGTGCTGGTGTCGGTGTTCTGCCAAATACGACGATTACAGCGCTTGGAACGGGTATTGGGGGGATTGGTACATACACCATCAATAACTCTCAGACAGTCGGTTCTAGCGGTACTCCTGTGGCTTTCTCAGGTAGCGCGACAACCACACTGACAACTTCAGCCGCGATGACGACTGGTACGGTCACAGTCACGTTTGACAACAACATCTCCGTTTCTGGTGGTGTTGTGATGTTGCACCCATATTTGTTTGTTTACGGAAACAACGGACTGATCCAGAACTCAGCCGCAGGAGACTTCTCAAATTGGGTGTCTGCTGATGCCAACGCAAACAACGTTGCCACGGGTAAGATTGTCAAAGGACTACCACTGCGTGGCGGTACAACATCACCTGCAGGTCTGTTTTGGTCATTGGATTCAATTATCCGTGTGACGTACACCCCAAGCACGGTTAACGGGATCAACTTCTATTGGAAGTATGACCTTGTGACGAGCCAAACTTCAATCATGTCAAGCCAATGCGTGATTGAGTACGACGGTATTTTCTATTGGTGCGGTGTTGATCGTTTCTTGACCTACAACGGTGTGGTTCAAGAGATTCCTAACACGTTGAACCAAAACTACTTCTTTGACAATTTGAACTATGCACAGCGCCAAAAGGTGTGGTGTACAAAAGTCCCTCGTTGGGGTGAGATATGGTGGTTTTATCCTCGTGGAAATGCTACCGAATGCACAGACGCCATCATCTACAACGTGCGTGAGAAGACATGGTATGACGCAGGGCAAGCTTTGGGTGCTCGCCGATCTGCTGGAACGTTCTCTGAGGTGTTTCGCAAACCTATATGGGGGGGTACTACGGTCAATACGACAGGTAAGTACACGCTATGGCAACACGAGAGCGGTACAGATGAAATCTACACAACGAATGTGAACGCTGTTCGTTCGTCATTTACTACGAATAATTTGGGATGGGTCACGGGTGGCCCGGGCAACCCCCAGCTTTCAGGCGACAACCGTTGGTTGCGCTTGGAGCGCGTTGAGCCTGACTTTGTACAGACTGGTGACATGAACTTGTACGTGACTGGTCAAGGTTACGCTGACGGCGTTGATGAGATATCTGACCCCTATGTTTTTGACAACACAACGCTTAAAATTGACATGCGTGAACAGCGTCGTTTGTTGCGTTTAAAGTTTGAATCAAACACATTTAACGGTGACTATTACATGGGTAAAGTGTTACTTAGTGCTGATCAGGGTGACGAACGTTCTACAGGTAACCCATAATGGTTACCTACGACCCTCGCAACATGGAATGGGACTTTTACTGTAGTCTGATGGCGGAGTTGTTTTCGGCAAACGACATTGGTTCAGTTTCAGAAGACAAGTGGCGCGACTGGGTTGACGGTATTAACGGTATTGGACTTTTTGGTCAATCAGCAATTCCTGATCAGCGCCTATGCGAGACATGGCAAGACTGGGCAGAACAAATGGTTGGCATTATGAGCATAGCAGGATAAAAAATGGCACTCCAAGGTTCATACAGAAACGCATTTGAAGATACTGGCGATGTTGCTGGGGTAGATGCAACACCTAGTGGTCTATCTAATTTAGCGGTTGATCCTGTAACCACTTCAGCAACTACTGCTGGCGGTCTTGCTTCGGCTATAACCCCAGAACAAGCTGAAATGGAGCGTAAACGTGCCGAAACTAATGCTCAAGCAGAACGTGAATATGCCGCACAACAAAAAGCCGCCGCTGACAATGTAACTGACTTAGGGAATGGAACGTTCCGACTTGCTGATGGTCGAATTTTTGATAGTAGTGGAAACCTTGTAACTGATACAGCTACTGTTAGTGGTCTTGATTCTGTTGATCAGACTCCTACAAATCAAAAAACTATTCAGCTTACTGGAAAAGACTACAAGATTGACACAACTGTTGCTGACAAATTGGCACAGCAGATCATTGCTCAAGGAACGACTGCCAAGTGGCAAGGTGAAGGTTTTGGTTCTGCTGAGGCTAATGCTAGAGCAATGGCTGAACAGCTTGCGGCTAATGGTGTGACTGACATCAATCAAGTTGGCATGATCAACAAAACTGTTGATGAAGCTGTAACCCCAAAGATTGAACAAATAGATACTGGTCAATACGATGAGAACGGCCCTATCTATACGCAAAGAATTGTTGGTTATACAGACTCAAAAGGTAACCCTGTAGATCCAAGCAAAGTTACTCAGACTGATGAAGGGTACGTTGCTCCTGTTGGAACTCAACAAGTCATTGGAAACAAGGCTACAGGTCAAGCGCTGATCAACGACTATGGTGAGCGTGGTACTGGCAATGCATGGTCAGGCACGTATGCTGGATCTGGAAACACCGCCTATCGTGTTCAGTTTGATGCACAAGGCAACCCATACTTCTATACGACGGGTGCGTCATCCAATGATCTGAAGGCGATCATGGATGATCTCGGCCCACTGGGTCAGATTGCGTTGGCTGTAGCTACAGGTGGTTTGTCCATTCCTGAGCAGATCGCCGCAAACATGGCGGTTCAGGTGCTTAGTGGAAAAGACATCGGTGATGCCATTAAGAGTGCGGCAATCAGTTATGCGGGTGCGCAGATCCCCGGACTCGATGCGGTCAAAGAAGGTACGTCCTTCATCAAAGATCTTGGATTGCCAGCAGGCGTTACAGACAGTTTGACTAGAGGTTTCCAAAACGCCGCAGTATCAGGTGCTACAGCGTTATTGAGCGGTCAAGACGTTGGAAACGCCATGATGAGGGGTGCTGTCTCTGGCGGTACTTCTGGCGCTGTCAATGCTCTTATGGGCAACATTGATGGGTTCAAAGACCTAACCCCTGCGCAGAAGAACATGGCTATCAATGCCGTGACTGGTGTGATCTCAGGTAAGCCATTGGATCAGATCGTCATCAACACTGCAATTGCGGCGGCAAATGCTGAAGTTGCCAAAGTAAGAAACGAAAAGACAGATCAAGTTGTTTCACCTTATTTCACACCGACAGGTGGATTAGGCACTACAGCAGGCACTACACCTAGTGGTCTGGACGCCTCGGTCGCAAAAGAACTTGATAATCAATTAACCATTGATGCTTCTGGTGCTCGCGATGTAAACGCCGCCGCTAAGTTTGCGACTGATCAGGGTTACAACAAGTTTATTTTTGATGGTCAAACATACACTGCTGGCAACAACAATGCCGAAAATACCATTGCCCAACTTGAGGCTGAAGCATTAAAAACAAACACCGCCGCTAACTTAGCTGGTAGTGATATGGCAGGTGTAGATGCCCAAGCCGCCGCAAATGCCAAAGACAATGCCGCTAAAGTTGTAAAAATTGGGAACAGCGAAGCTGACACTGAACAAGAAGCTCAAGCCCTTGCAAAAGCTCGTAATCCTAATGCAACTCAATTTGAGTACAACGGCAGTATTTACACAATGGGTGCGTCTAACTCTGCTGTAGATCAAGCACTTGCTGAAGCCAAAGCAGAAGAGTTGAAGAACAACATCGCTAACGCCCCATCAAAGAGCGAAGCATACAAACTTGCTCGTGAAGGTCTTGGTGCAGGTCAGAACTTCACATGGCAAGGGCAGACTTTTAGCACCAGCACTGCTGAGGAGCAAGCCGCCGCTCTTAACGCTAAAAATCTTGCAAGCGGAACACCAGAGCAAAAAGCACTGATTGCCGCACGTAATGCTAATGCAATTAGTGAAGGTGAAGCTGTCCTTAAAGCTATCAGCGACACCAATATGGCAAACATGACGCCAGAAATGCGAGCAGTTGTTAAAGCTCAAAATGACATGGCGGCTCGTGATGCGGCAACTCGTGCAAATGTTGCATTGCAAAATAAAGCGATAAATCCTGATGATGATTTGGTCGTTGATGCTATGGGCAACACTGTGTCTGGTAGCAAAAACTACGGTAGCAATGAGTTGCTGAAGACTACTGCTGGCAAGATTACCAACGGTGTGGCTGATGCCATGACTACGTTCTTTGGTGCTGTTGCAAACAGTCCAGTAGCGGCTGTTCAGGCAGGTGGTAACTTGCTTGGGAATGCTGGTGGAATTATTGATCTAGTGGCTGGTAAGTCTACCGATGCAGGAAACAAACTGCGTGAATTGGCTGGTCAAGTAGATACGTTTGCAACATCAATCTCTGATCCAAAAATTAAACTTCAACAGCAACAAATTGGTGAAGATGTTGACAACGCTGAAGGATTGGCAGGAAAGACAGCCGCATTGATGTCTTCTGCATTTAACAACCCTCTTGGCGCGGCTAACTGGGTTCTTACTGAAGCTTTTGAGGAAGTCCCCGGCGTCGGCATGGCGATGAAGACTGGTAGCAAGATTGCTCGTTATGGAATCTCGCTTGCCAACGACATGATGGAATCTGGCGGAGCGGCTTACAACGACACATACAAATCGGCTATTGCTCAAAAAATGCCTGAGGCTGAGGCACGAATAGCGGCTCGTAATTCCTCTATTGCGGCGATGATTGCAACGGGTGTAACAGGTGGTGCTGTTGAAGGCAAAGTCCTTTCAAAGATGATTGCCAAGAACTCTGTTGGAGAGCTTGTTGAAGGCTCGGCTCAAGCCGCCGCAAGCCAGCTTGCACTTGGACAAGGTCTTGACGCCAATAAGATCTTGACGCAAGGTGTGATTGAGATGGGTGTTGGTAAGGGTGCAAGCTCTACAGCAAATGCTGTGACTGCCACCAACATCAACAACGACATCACTGCCGCTGTAACTTCAGGAGACGCTGGTGGTGTCAATACCGCCATCACAAACTCCGTTCAGAACTCTTTGTCTAATGGTGCAAGTGTCAGCGTGGCTGTTGGTACTTCGGTTGGTTCAGCTATCACAAACGGTGCTGACGCTAACTCCTCGATCATTACCGCAGTGTCTTCTGCTCTTGATAGTGGGGCAGACGTAGGTGAAACGATCACCTCGTCAATTTCTTCTGCAATTACTGCAGGTGCTGACTCTACTTTGGCGATTGATTCGACAGTAACATCCGCCATTACAGGTGGCGCTGATAGTTCTGTGGTTGTGGACTCAGCCGTTACATCCGCCATAACTGCTGGTGCAGATGTGACTTCGTCTGTTGCAACTGCTGTGAAGGCGGCTGTGGACAATGGTGTTAATGTAACGACAGCGACAAACGCCGCAACTACAGCGGCTGTTACAGCTTCTATAACTGCTGGAGCGGATACCTCTACTGCGATCACAAGTAGCGTTGCCGCCGCTGTCGCCGCTGGAGCAGACGCATCTACTGCCGCTACAGTTGCCACATCTGCCGCTGTGACTGCTTCCGTAACCGCTGGGACAGATGTTTCAACAGCCATTACAACTGCTGTCAGTTCGGCTGTTACTGCTGGTGCTGACGTTACAACAGCAAGCAACGCCGCTGTGACATCCGCCGTTACTGCTTCCGTTGCCGCTGGTACAGACACTGCTACAGCTATCTCAACTTCTGTTACAGCCGCAGTTGATGCTGGCGCTGATGTAGGTACAGCCGCAACCACTGCTACTACTGCGGCGGTGACTGCTTCTATTGCGGCGGGTACAGATGTGACGACTGCTGTATCGACCGCTGTCACTGCCGCTGTAGATGCTGGTGCAAGTGTTACGACTGCTACGAATGCCGCTACTACAGCCGCTGTGACTTCTGCGATCACATCTGGTACGGATGTTTCTACAGCTATTTCAAACAGTGTTACTGCCGCAGTTGCCGTAGGTGCAGATGCAACGACTGCCGCAAATACAGCAACGACTGCCGCCGTGACCGCCTCAATCAATGCTGGTACAAACGTTTCAACCGCTATTACGACCGCTGTGAATGCCGCAGTAAATGTGGGTGCTGATGCAAATACAGTGGTCGGTAACGCGATAACTGCCGCGATCAATGCTGGTGCTGATGTCAACACTTCCATTACGACCGCAATAACTACAGCAATTGAGGCTGGAACAAATGCCAACACTTCTGTTGCCACCGCTGTAAATGCGGCGATCAACGCTGGAGTAGATTCCACTGTTGCTATCAATGCGGCTGTTCAAGCGGCTATTGAAGCTGGTGTAGACGTGAACACAGCGATCAACACTGCCGTGAATACTGCGGTAAATGCAAACACCAATGTAACCACTGATGCAAATGTTGACGCCAACACAAATGTCACTACAAACGTTAATGCAGATACAAATGTTGTTACCAACGCAAATACTGATGCAAATGCGGATGTAGTTGCAAACGCAGATCTTCCAGTCACTTCTGTATCTTCAGTTGTTGGTGGGTTGCCCACAAGCGATGTTTTGACGGTAGACCCGTTAGATGCTTTAAAAAGCACCGTCTCGGAAACATCATCAACACCTTCTGTTAGCCCTCTTTCCACTACTGTTTCAGTATCTAAACCCCCTGTATTACCGCGCAAGCCGACTACAGCGTCAAAGTACAGCCCCAGCGACTTTGCTGATCCAGTCCTCGACAGTTCACCGCAATTCTTGAAGGGCGCTGGTAAAGAGAAGGCTATGCAGTTGGCGTCTTTGAAGCAACTTTTCAGTTCTTTGACTCCTGAGATGCAATCGGTCTTAGAAGAGCGTGGATTTAAGCCACCTGAAGAAGAAAAAGCGTCTGAAAAAGAAGACAAGAAAGACAAAAAGTCTGACAAAGACAAGACTTATGAAGAGTTCATGGCTGAAGAGGACGCTAAATTGACACCCGAACAAATGGCTGAAAAATACGGTACTAAGTTTGCCGCTTCTGGTGGCAGTATCTTGGATCAAATGAACCCCAAATACATTGAGTCAGCTAAGGGTCTGAGTGCCGCTCCCGTTGTTGGAACTGGTGGTGTTGACAGTCCCTTAAAGTTAATGGGCATCAAGCACCTCAGAGAAGGCATCGCAAAGGCTCCTAGAGCGCTTGGTGGATATGCCAAGGGGGGTTTGCCTGACAAATACGCAAAAGCCGCTCCAAAGGGTCACAATCCTGAGTTCATCACTGGGTTGACTGGTTACTACGCAACAGGTGATGGTACTGGTCAATCCGACGACATCCCTGCCATGCTCCACGATGGAGACTACGTGATTGACGCTGACGCTGTTGCGGCTTTGGGTGACGGCTCAAGTAAGGCTGGTGCTGAAGCTTTAGCGGGTTTCCAAAAGAAAGTGCCTCATTCGATGTCTTCGGGTGGTTCGGCTGTCCCTGCAAGAATTGCAGACGGTGAGTACGTATTCCCTGAAGCTTTCGTAACTGCCATTGGTGGCGGTGACAACAAACAAGGTGCAAAATTGCTCGATGCGATGCGCGAAGAGCTTAGAGCGCACAAAAGATCTGCTCCTACTAGTAAAATACCTCCAAAGGCGAAAAGTCCTCTGGACTACCTCAGAATGGCGAAAGGCTAATCATGGCAAACCTACTGCAAAGTTCCCAAACACAAGCAACGGAAGCTCCCAGCTTTTACACGGACTACCTGAGCAACATTGCGACCAAGGGTGCGGCGGCTGTTGATCCCACCACGGGAGCACAGTACGTCGGTTCGCAACCGTTACAAGAGGCGGCTTTTGCGAACGTCCAAGGTGCGGCGGGAGCTTTCAAGCCAACACTGACTGCCGCTGAAAACGTTTTGATGAGTGCTCGTGACTCGACAAGCCCACTGTCAGCCGCCACTGATTATTTGACTGCCGCAGGAACAAACCCAGCCACTGCCGCTACAGGGTACATGAGTCCATACACAAACAGTGTAGTTAACCAGATCGGAAATATCGGTCAGCGCAACATCATGCAAAACCTTGCACCTTCAGCGACTGCTGGTGCTGTGGGTTCTGGTCAGTTTGGATCTAAGCGTGGTGCTGAAGTTTTGGGTCAAACAATCCAGAATGCTAACCGTGACATTCTTGGTCAACAAACAGCCTCAATGGACAAGGCATATCAAACAGCCTTAGATACTGCGATCAAGCAAAATCAAATTCAAGCTCAGATGGGTAGCACAGCGGGTACGTTGGCTTCTCAGGGTCAACAGAACTTGACTAATTTGGGTAACACTGCTGGTCAATTGGCTTCTACAAATCAAGCGCTGAATTTAGCTGACATCAATGCTTTGGCTACTCTTGGCGAACAGCAACGCACACTGAAGCAAAACGAGCAGTTGTTCCCATTGAGCAACTTGTCTACACTGTCAGGCATGCTCCGTGGCTACAACGTGCCTACAACGACAAAGACAACAGCAGAGATGTCTCCGCTGTCTGCTTTGGCTGGTGTTGGCGCAGGCGCTATGGGTATGTTTACGCCCGGCACTGGCGGCACAACACCATACGACAGCATGAAAGCCGCACTGAAGAACATGACAAGTGGTACAGGTGTTACAGACATGTTTGGAAACTTTAGATCAATTGACACAACTGGAGCAGGTGAAGGCCCAACAGCGCAAGAAATTGCCGATTACAGCAATTCACTTGGTGATTTTGAAGGTTAAAAGGATAAAAAATGGCTACGCCAAACAGCATAGAAAAAACAAGCCCTCCAGCTTTTGACATCAAAAGTCCTTTGGATGTAAGCAAGTGGAATCCTGTTGGCGATGAAGTGCCAGCAATTGCCGCTGAAAAACAAAAGACTTTGGACGCTCAAGAAAAGCTAGTGAAGTCATTGGAAGAGCGTTACGCAAATCCAAACTGGTTCAAGGTTGCCGCAGGTTTCTTGAAGCCCCAACTGGGTGGCTTTGCCGCGTCTTTGGGAAGCGCTTCAGAGGCGCTTGGCGAGGGCGTGGAAGCACAACGTGCCATTGCCCCTACCATTGAGCGCATGCGAGCAGAAGTCGCTCAAGGGCGCATTGGTATGGAGACCAACAAAGAGCAATCGCGGCAGATGGATGAGTACGACAGGTTAGGACTGAACGACACAGCTAAGTTGCGTAAGATCTTGAGTCTTGCGCCCAACTCTGACATTGGTAAATCAATTTTAGATCGCCTGCAATTAGAGTCTGGTCGCCGCGCAGAAACTGAAGCAGGATTAAGCATCCAAGAACGACTGATGAAGAACCCTGCACTGAAGATCATCAATGATCCGACGTACAAAGGTATTGAAACAGACCCTGCAAAACAGCAAGCATTTGTTAAGTCTGTTGAAGGATCACGACCTGCTGGTGTGTCCCCAGACGAGTGGGCAAGCATGGGCTTTACTGCGAAGACTGATGCAATCATTCTTGCCGCAAATGAGAAGGCTGGTCAGTTCCTCAAGGAAGGTCAGAAAGCTTCTCTGGAAGCCGAACGTTCGCATGAAGTTCTTGATGACCTGAGCGCGTTGCGCAAGTTGGCTGTTGATCCATCATTGGCACCTTTGTTCTCTGTTGCTCAGAATGGTGACTTGTTCTCTCAGTTCCGTGCGTTCTTGGACAAGAACCCCGGCAACACGCAGGGTGCTGTTGAAGGCTTGGTTGCCGCGACTATTGCAAGGCTTAAAAACCCCGACGAAGTTACTCGTGCCAAGGCTGACAAGCTCATTAAGAACATTGCTGATCTTGAAGTCAAATTGCGTGGTACTTTGAACAACCCGACAGACGCCGCTTCTGCGCTAAGTATTGCTCGTTCGCCAAGCTTGGCAAACTCTCAAGCAGGTTTTGTTGGTATCGTTGACCAATTAGGTTTGGGTGCATACAGAGACATTGAGTTGAACAGCTTGCGCAACAAATTGAGATTGACTGCAAACGATCAAATTCCAAGCGATCAATATCGTCAGTTTAGAAACAAAATTAGAAGTCTGAAAGATGAGATGGCGACTAAGTCATCTTTGGACACAACGCCAATTTGGTTCTACCCCGGCAAAGAAGAGACGGGTTCTAAATCTGACACTAAATCAAACGTGCCTACAGCGGCTTCTGCGGCTCCTGCTCCACAAGCTTCAAGTGCTCCCTCGTCTGCTGGTAGCACATGGGCGCAACTGCAAAAGTGGAAACAATCACAGGCGGCAAAACCCTAATTTACAAGGTGTGTCATGGATATTTCCAAACTAACCCCTGAACAACGAGAGCTTGCTTTTAAGATAGGGGAAGCCGCTGTCAAAAAAGGTTTGAACCCTGATTTTGTGTTACCTATGGTGATGCAAGAGAGCGGTTTTGACAACAGTCTCGTGTCAAAAAAGGGCGCTTTGGGTGTGATGCAAATCATGCCAGACACAGCAAAGCTGTACAAATGCGCTGACCCAACAAACCTTGATCAAAATATTGATTGTGGTTTGAATATCATCAAGGACTTGGTTTCCAAAAAAAACATTGGAAGCGATCCATACAAGGTGTTGGCAGGCTATCACTCAGGTGAACCAGAAGCGGCTACGTTTCTGAAGACTGGCAACATTGATGATCTAGGCCCAAACGCAAAACAACATTTGTGGGACGTGTCTCAACGTTATGGCGCTGAGTTGCCAAACGTATTGGGTGAACAACAGCCAGAAAAGGAGTCTGCGGTAGAAGCTCCAGCAGTGCCTGCGGCTCCATCACAAGGCGCTCAAATTGCAAGCCCCAATACAACTCCAGCACCGATGGAAATTTCTCCTGAGCTTGCTGGTTATGCGGGTGCTAAATACGGTGCGTTGGCTGGCGCTGGTGCTAGTGTTGCAAAAGCAAAATTTGATACCGCCAAAGAAGCCAAAGATGCATGGGATGCTTTGAGGGGCAAGATGCCGGGTGCGCCTCCGCCTGATGTGCCTCCCACGTCTGCGTGGCCCGGCAATCGCACACCTGCAACGCCATCACAGGCACCAGTTACCCCTGCACAGCGTTTATTTGAAGGCGCTGAGGATGTGGCTGGACTGACTGGTCGAGAGCGTCAAACAGCTTACTCAGAGGCTACAAGCCAAAGAGCGGCGGCGGCAAAAACTCAAGAAAACATTGCGAAAAGTCTTGGGTTAAATCCTAAAGAGCAGGTCGCTAAATATCCTTCGGTTTCTTCTACTCCGAGTGGCACCATCATCACAAAAGAGTTGCGTGATGAGTTAGCTCTGAGAGAACTGGTTCGACAGAAAGAACAGGCTGAAAAGACTGCCGCTTTGAGAAAACAGAATGTCAAGGCGGCTGAAAAAGTTGGAGCACCTTGGCAGAAAATGGTTGCCGAAAAAGCGGCTGATGCGGCGAAACAACCGTCACCAATTTTGTCGTATGCACGACGTTTGGCTGGTCTTCCAGTAAAAGGCGCATTGGCTGGTGCAGGCTTTGCATATGAAGCGGCTGACGCCTATAACCGCTACAACAAAGGCGAAAAAGGTGAGGCGGCTGTCGGTGGCTTAGGCGCTGTGGCTAACCTTGCCGCTCCGTTTGTTGGTTCTATGGGTGCATTGCCATCGATTGGTATTGCCGCACCACTGTACTTGACGGCGTCTGACCGTATCAAACGTTTGGCGAAGAATCCTGAAGAGATTAGGCTTCAGGAAGACGCCTACGATGCTATGGGGAATCCCGTTCGCTAAGGTAAGCCCAGAACAAAAGCCAAAACCATCCTGATCCGAGTAGCGAGATCAGACCGTAGATCAGAAGAATAATAATTGAGTCCATAAGAAGCCCCCACCGCCAAGTGGGGGTTTTTTTTATGCGTTGTCTCTGATCTCTTGTAGCTTATCGGCTACAAGGGTGTTTAAGCTACGAACAACCTTGACGCACTGTTTGCGCTCCTCTTCGACAATAGCTGGTGTAGCAGTCTTTACGAATGCTTCTGCCAGCTTCACCAGATCCTCTTCGAGGAAGTTGTAGTTCTCTTCAAGAACGAGGTTAATGAAGGTGTCTGTGACTTGCTCTTTGGTGATCATGATTGCTCCAATGCTTTTTGCGCTTTTTTCTTTGCCAAATACGTTCTCATGTATTGACGTTGTTTTTCTCTTTGAGCGGCAGTCAATGGCTTTTTAGGATATTTTTTCTTAACTACGGGAGCAGGTTTGGCTTCCAACACTTTGACTTTCGCTCTGAGCATTGTGATCTCAGACGCCGCAAGGCTCATGTCTTTACTTAATGCCGCAACCAATTTGATCTGATCAAACAGATACTTTTTTTCTTCGTTTGAAATAAACATATCACTCTCCAAATTTGTTTTTGAGTTTCCAAAATGTCAGCAAAGCTTGGAACATCGCCCAACCACGCTGAAGCTCTTCTTCTGACCATTCATGGATCTTGATCAAACCGTGGTTAGAAGCGGATGCAAAGACGTTCGCGCAACGTGCGTTGGGTAAGCCTAAACCGATACGGTAAGCCGCCAACTGCATCAAATTCTCATCGTATGCAGGGATGTCGTCGTCGATGTCAAACTCTTTGGTCTTGGCGTCCAAAACGATCCCTAAAGGGGTGTCTTGGGATTGACGTGTGAACAAGTCAGTCTTACCGCCAAACCCCATCTCATGAGAGAACGATACTTCCGTCTCCCACTTCTGGAAGGGGTGAGTCTTGAAGTGGTCGAACACCTTCTCTTCAAATGCCTTGGCAATCGCGACGTGCTCGACGTTCTTGTCACCACCGTACCAGCGCTCAATGGACTCGTGGATGCGTGTGCCACGTTCTGCGGCTCGTTTGGCTGTCTCTTTTGAATCAGAAACAACGCGAGCAATGAACTCCTTTTCCGTCTCGCCTTCGACCTTTGGCAAGGTGAGAGCCGCCAACAGCAGTTGTTCGTTCTTCCAGACGTCAAGACCGGGCTTGGCGGCGATTTTCATCACCGTTGTGACCGACGGTACTAAGTTCATTTTTCGAGCGTCCCTAAGGGTCGTAGGACGTGGTGAACCGTCCTTTGCAGGTACGGTGTACTGAGGCTTTCCGTCCTCAGCACGATACCAATGCACAGACTCCGCCGATCTTGCAATGATTGTTGTCATGTCGTTTCCTTAGAAGGGGATGTCTTCGTCGTCTTGGAAGGCGGGTGCTTTAGACGCTTGCTGTGGAGTTGCTTTACCTTGGAGCTTTTCCCACTCAGGCGAAGCCATGATTTTCTTCTTCAGGTTGTCGCTGAAGCTTTGGAACATCACCATGTCGGGTTCGTTCAGGGTAAACATTTCGTTGGCGTTGATCGCGGCAGGTAGTCCTGCGTTCTTGATCACTGCGGGAACGGGGGATACGCCTGCAACGTTCACGTACATTTTGGAGTCCGTGCCGGGCTTCTCAATCACGTTCAGCATGCACCATGCACCAAGTATGTTCTTGAGGTCAAAGCGACGCATCTCTTCCTGAGTGAAGGGCTTACCGCGCCACGACTGAAGGTCTGCACGGAGGTTTGCTTTTTCTGCCCAAGAAAACGTGTAGTTCTTGAACATAGCAAACGGACGACCATCCTTCATCTTGATGGGTGTACCGTCGTCATTCACACCGTGGATTTCCCATCCAAGCATGATTTTGTGAAGGAGTTTGCTGACCCCCATGTACTCTGACTTCTGAGTACCAAGGTCAATGATTCGGTAGCAACGCGCTAGGTGCATACCTGAGGGTGTAGATTCAAAAGAACCGCCCTTGTCTTCAACGATAAAACTGCTCATACATTTCTCCAAATAAAAACGTCCAAAAGGACAACAAACGCGCCAATAGCGCAAACAATGAATAACACTTTGTCTTCGAGGTCGTAACCCATAATTTCTCCTAAAACGTCAACATCGACGCATTCGCACTATAACACAGAATTAAAGACTTGACACAATCTTTTTTTCTTGCACTGTAACGCCAAGTTACGATATAGTGTTTCGCATGACACTTACTGAATACTTTTCTACCGAACCACGAGGAGCAAAGCTTGAAATGGCGGAGTATCTGAAGATCTCCCCAACATGGCTTTCCCTCATCATGAATGGAAGTCGCAAGGCTTCTCCTGAGCTATCACTGAAAATTGAACGAGCAACACAAGGGCTGGTTAAACGGTCTGAGTTGCGCCCAGATATTTTCTTGTGATACAGTAAAACCATTGCTTGGCGGCAATTCTTGAGTAAGCCCTAGACGGGACTCTGCTGGTACTCACCAGTCCGCCAACATCGAAAGATGAGAGTTCCGCCTAGGGCTTTTTTTATCCTTTGGAGCAATTATGAAAGTATTAAAGTTTAGCCAGATCCGAATTGACGGTGGCACACAAATGCGTGTTTCGATTAACCAAGATAAGGTGGCAGAGTACGCTGAAAAGATGCGTGAAGAAGAGAAGTTTCCGCCCATCAAGGCGACGTTTGACGGCACGGTTTACTGGCTGTACAACGGTTTCCATCGCTACTTTGCGGCGCAGGCGGCGGGGGCAATGACCATCGAGGTGGAGTACAAGCCCGGCACGATGGAGGACGCGCAAGACCTTGCTCTGAGCGCCAACCACGACAACGGTTTACCACGCTCAAACGAAGACAAACGTAAGTCTGTCGAGACTGCTATTTCTATGGAGCGTCACGCCAACAAGTCTGATCGCGAGATTGCCAAGCTTTGCAAAGTGTCAGTGCCTTTTGTTGGCTCTATCCGCCGACCTGATGTTAAGGACAAACAACAAAAGAATCGTGAGGTTTCTGCCAAAAATCAGGTTGAAAAACAAACGACTGGAAAGACTGAAAGTGTAATCGGATTACACCCTGATGCAGATCCAAAGCCTAGCTTGACTCAGGATTACGGCCCTGACGAGCAAGAGTTGAAAGCCAATGAATTAGCCGAGCAAGCAGATCGTGAAGTCTTCAACAAGATGCTAGAGGCTGATGATGCATTGGCTACTGCATACGAAGAGATCAAGCGTTTGACGTTCCTGAATGCCCAGATGGAAATTCGTATTGCCGCCCTGATGACAGAGAAAAACGAAGCCATCAAGGATGCCAAACGCGCTCAAGCTCAACTTGACAAAATCAAGAAAGCACAAAAATGACCGCAGTCCTAGCGCCAAGTGAGCGTGATGATGGATCAAGATTCCCCGCACCACGCGCATTCCAAATTGATGCCCACCAACAACTCCGTCAGGGGTTTAGGGATGGGCATAAAAACCAACTGATCATGGCTCCTACGGGGGCTGGCAAGACCTACCTTGGGCTTCGTATTTGCCATGAAGCGATGCAAAAGGGCAAGAGGGCTGTTTTTCTTTGTGACCGAACGACGCTGATCAATCAAACGTCTAATTCGGCAGACAGCTATGGTCTGAATGCACACGGTGTGATTCAAGCCAAACACCAGCGTCGTCGTCCTGATGAACTGTTGCAGATTGCCTCTGCGCAAACAATTGCCAAACGAGCGTTCTGGCCTCAACTTGACGTTTTGGTGGTGGACGAGGCTCACACGCAAATGAAGGTGTGGACAGAGTTTGCTCAGAACACCAATGCGGCTGTGATTGGTCTGTCTGCGACTCCGTTCAGTGCAGGTCTTGGAAAGATCTTCACAAACCTCATAAACGCCACCACGATGCACGAACTCACTGAGTCTGGTGTGTTGGTACCCATGCGGATATTTAGCTGTACTAAGCCCGATATGGTGGGCGCGGCTACCTTGGGTGGTGAGTGGACTGATAAGGCGGCTGAAGAGCGCGGTATGGCGATTGTGGGTGACGTTGTCAAAGAGTGGATGAAGTTTGCTGAGAACCGCAAAACCATTGTGTTCGGTGCAACGATCAAACACTGTGAGGAGTTGGCTCAGATGTTTATCAGCCAAGGGGTGATGGCGGCTGTGTTTACCTCTGAGACGACAGCGACAGAGCGTCAGCTATTGCTTGATGAGTATCGCAAGCCAACGAGCCATTTGCGGGTGCTGATTTCGGTGGAAGCATTGGCAAAAGGTTTTGACGTTCCTGACGTGGGTTGCGTGTGTGATGCACGTCCCCTGCGCAAGTCGTTGTCTACCGCCATCCAGATGTGGGGACGTGGACTACGCTCTTCGCCTGAGACTGGCAAGAAGGATTGTTACTTGTTGGACTTCAGCGGCAACATCATTCGCTTTGCGGAAGACTTCACTGAAGTGTTTTTCAATGGCCTTGAGAAACTTGACGACG